CCTGCTCTGTGCTCTCACGCTCCCCTGCCGTGATCTTCGGCGGTTCGCCCAGCAGCAAATCAGCCCACAACGTAGAGAAACGCTTGGGCCAGTTCAGCACCGTTTGAATGACCAGGCTCTGCTCCTCTCGCAGCAGCCGATTCCACGCGTCGCGGTACACGAACTCGTGTTTGCCCTCAAACAGATTCCTGTTCTTGGCATAAAGAGTAAGCCGCTCGGATTCAGCATCCGGCGGCCACTGCTTGCCCCGCTCTATGAAACTCAGGTCCGTTAGCACATCGTCACCAGCCTCTTGGTTTGGGCACCGGCGGTCTGCTCCGCCGCTGCGCGAATCTTAACAATGCCTGACTCATCTGGTCTACCTGGTCATCGTGCTTGCCGTTGGGGAATGCGGCACATTCCTCCACGAAGTCATTGACCCAAGGCGCTATGGTCGGATCAGGAAGGTAGACGTTGCCTGCCTCAACGTCAGGACTCACCGCCGCCACTCGCGCCACTTTGCTGCCCTGCGGCTCTACGGCAATAAGCCCCGGTATCTCGCGCTTGAGCATCGCAATAACTGCCGGGCCGTTGGCCTTATCCTCCACCAGCTTCGCCCGCGCCCGCGGCCATTTGGCGGTCAATGCCCTCACTGCCGCAAGCGTCGCCGGGAAATCCATGCGCCCGCGCACTTGGTCGAGCAGGTATTTGTCGGCCCCCTTGCGCCCCCACACCCCGCCCGTCACGTAGTCGGAGCCGTCGGAGTCCTTGAACGTCATGTCCCACGACTGAATGATCTCTTGCAGATCATTCGGAATAGCTTTGTAATACTTCCACCAACCGCGCTTCAGCATCTCGCCTTCCGGCGGCGATGGCCTCTGCTGATACAGCGCCTGCCAGAAATAGCTCCCGACCGCTACCTTTGTCGCCTCGGCCCATGCCTTGTCGAACCCATGCTCCGGCCACAATGTCTCCCCGATAGCTCGCCCCAGCGGGTCGCCTTCTTCCGCCTCGGCCTGCATCTCGATGATGACCCATTGCTCGCCGCCGGCCTGCATCTCGGCGATGAGCCGCCCAGCCAGATCATCTTCATGCCAACGGGTCATGACAAGCACTATCGCCCCGCCCGGCGCAAGCCTGGTGCGGAACGTGGAACGATACCATTCCCACACCTTGTCACGTATGGTCTGCGACGCGGCTTCCTCAGCGTTCTTGAATGGGTCGTCAATGATGCCTACGTGAGCGCCGCGCCCCGTAATAGGCCCGCCAACACCAGCCGCCACGCACCCGCCGCGCTTGCCCTCGATGCCCCAGCGCCCCACCGCAGAACTATCTGAGGATACCTTGATTTCCCATAATTCCGGGCCTCGCTCTCGCAGCGTATCTCTGGCGATGCGCGAGAAGTCGTAGGCTAGATCGGCGGCGTATGAGCAGATGATTATCTCCTTATCGGGATTGCGCCCTTCATACCACGCAGGGAACTTCTTGGAGCACACTTCCGATTTGCCATGTCTCGGCGGCATAAACACCATCAGCCGGTCAAGCTCGCCGCGTTCCACAGCCTCCAGGGCATTGCACAGGCGCTCCAAGTGACGCGCTCGTATCCATGCGCCACGCGAATCGTATTCCAGAAAGTCGGCTAGTCGCCTCCGGGCCAGTTCCGCGCGTATCCCCTCACTGCTCGGCAGATTGCTCAAGCTTTCTAGCGATAGGCTCAAGCGTTCTCAGCTCCTCCTCGGTGAGGACAGACAAGTCCACCGCCACACTAACAGGCTGGCCGCCCGGCCCCGATATCTCCTGTTGTATCTTGGCTTTATGCCCCCAGCGGTCGGGGAACTTGCGCTCCAGATACCAGGCATAGGCCGTCCAATTCCGGCGCCCTGCAGCCATGACGCCGCTTACAGCCCGAGCTTCCGCTGCCGCCTCGGCTTTTTGAATTGACTCCCAAAACTCTCTATAGATGCTTCGGCCCTTGCTATCGCGGCCCTTTTCAAGCCAGCGATACCAGGTGCTTTCACCGACTCCAAGCATCTGAAACACGGTCGAGGCGTAGTTGCCGCCGGCGATCAGTTTGGCCGCTTGTTCGATCAGTTCCGGCGTAAGTTTCAGACGCCGCCCCATGTCCATCACCTCCGAGGAAGGAGAAACGGCCCCGGCCGGGGCCGCTCGATGCAGCACTATGGGTTAAATCTATGCGTACTTAACTATGTATGGGCGTTCCATGTGCTCGCGCAGGTCGTCCTTGATGTAGTAGCGCTTGCCGAGCCGGCTGAGCAGAGATGTAGCCTCATGGCCGAATTCGCGCCAGTCGATGTTCTTCGCCTGCGGGTGGTAGTTCAACTTGCCGACCTTGAACAGATCCACGTAAGGATGCATCTGCCTGATGATTTCAAGGCTTTGTTCAGGGTCGATGACCGGCTCCAGGCTCACCCAGGTGGTGATGCCTGCAGTATGCGCCTGCCTGATGGCCTCGATGCGGTCGTTGGGCAGAGCTGCGTTCGGCTCCCATTTCTCCGATTGCGCCGGGTCCAGAAATGTCAGAGTCGAAGCGAACGCGTCGCCTGGACCGTAGAGATCGAAATCACGTGAGGCCCTCGTGCCGCCCTTGGTGAGCACTTCGATGCTCAGCCCGTGCGCATGCAGGATCTCGATTGCCCGACGGGTCACGCCGCAGAACGATTCGGCCGGCTGATACGGATCCGTGGTGAAGCTGAGTAAGACTCGCGCGCCTGAGCCTGCCATACGCCTGGCGTCTCTCGCGAGTTCGTCGAGGACGCCTTTGCGCACCGCGGCCGCGCCGTGAAACGCCTGCTTGTTTCGTCGCAGAGCCGCGGGTGCGTAGCAATACTCGCAGCCATGCGTGCATCCCGAATACAGGTTTGCCGCCAGAGGAGCATACTCTCTAGCCCGACCTCTGGGCTCATAGATCACTGACATTGGCTACACCTCCAATATCAGTATACCACTCTTTCCCAGTATGCGCAAGGGCGAAACACCGTTTATGCTGCGGTCCTCATGGTTTCGTAAATTGCAGCGCCCAGTAGTAGACCGAGACGCCTTCGTTCAAGGCGTAGACCGCCTTCTCCGTCCTCCAGCCGTAACGCGCTTCGACATCCAGTAGCATTGTCGCAAACATCTCGCGGTAGAACCTTAACTGTCCAGGTATCTTCATGTCCCTCGGAATCTGTTCGATGCCGGACTGCATCTTGTTTACCTGGCCGGTTAGCTTCAAATGCAGCGGCAAGCCGTCCGTGAGGAACACGGTGATGCGCCCTGCCGACCGTTTCCTCAAGATCTGGTAGAGCAGCGCCCACGGGCAACCGTAATCGTCAAGGTCGAACACGTTGTAGCGGTCCATATCGTTGCGCGCGACGAAGATCGCGTTGTTGATCAGTGTGCATTTGGCTGGATCGTGCACCTTCGCTTTATCAACCCCGTGATAGGATGATGTTTTGCCTTCGTAAGCTCGCCGGTACATCTCGCCTGATCCGCAGAATAAGTCAAGCACATGCGCGTCTGCGGGAAGGAATCTGCGCCTCAAACCTGCCTTCAACCACTCGTTGGAGTTGTCCTTCTTCGCGCCACTAAGCTTTGGTATCATAGCTACGCTCCGCGTGCACACCGTTCTCCTCGAGCACGGCAAGCACCCGCTCGAGGACTTCGATGTTGTCTGTCGAGGTTCTAGCCACTGCCCAGATAGGCTTCCGCACGGCCTCACTCAGATCAAGCTCATCCAGGTATGCATCGATGTCTATCGGGCCATAATCGGCAGCTAGGAGGTTTTCAATCTCCTCAGTGTCCATCCCTGTGATGGTCAAGTCTGTCTGGCCGTCATCTATGTCCTGGAGTAGGTCGGCCAGGAGTTTCTTGTCCCACTCGGCCTCGTCCTGCAGACGGTTGTCCGCGATATTGTAGGCCCTGGCCGTCACGTCGTCCATGTCGAGCCATACTACCGGCACCTCTGAAAGCCCTGCTGCCTGCGCTGCCTTGAGGCGCTGGTGCCCGGCGATGATCATGTTCGTGCCGCGTTGGGCCAAGATTGGATTGACGAAGCCGAATGATTCCACCGATCTCTGGAGTTTCGCAAGTCCCGACGGGCTAATCCGTCGCGGGTTGCCGGCGAAAGGCACAAGCGAGTTCACCGGCACGTATTCAACTTGCAGGCGCGATGCATCCCCCATATCGTTCGCCTCCCATTTCGGTCCGGGCCCAAAGAAAACAGGCCTCCGTAAATCGCCTGTAACAGCACTTTACCAGGGCGTTAGTATGATTGTATGCGTGCTCTATGCAGTCTTGTTATGCGGCCTTGTAGAACACGCCATACATAGTGCATGCGGCGTTTTCAGTCAGGCGTTATGCACTGCTGCATAAATCACAGCCCTAGCCTAATCCCGCTCGTGCGATACCGTGAGCTATACGTCTTTTGGTCAGAGAAACGCAACCACTTGGGACACTGCGTCGACCGCCTCCCATGGCAGGTTCGGCCTGCCAAAATGGCCATACACCGCGGTCTGGTAGTAGATCGGCCTGGCGAGTCGGAACCGGTCGATGATGGCGGCCGGCCGCAGATCGAACACCCGTGTGACGATGTCGCAGAGATAATCGTCCGGCGCAACGCCTGTGCCGAAAGTGTCTACCGACACCGCCACAGGCCGCGCCACGCCGATGGCATAGGCCACCTGTACCTCGCATTTGGACGCGGCGCCCGCTGCCACCAAGTTCTTTGCGACGTGCCGCGCTGCATAGGCTCCCGATCGGTCGACCTTCGTCGGGTCTTTGCCGGATAGAGCCCCGCCTCCGTGTCTGCACATTCCGCCATACGTGTCGACGATGAGTTTCCGCCCGGTGAGGCCGGAATCCGCTGCAGGGCCGCCATTCTCGAATCTGCCGCTAGGGTTGACCAAGATCCGCGGCGGCGCACCGTTGATGTAGTTGGCGATAACAGGGGTAATGACATTCTCGGCGAGATCTGCCGCCATTTGACTTTGCGTAATATCTGCGTCGTGCTGCGCCGATACGATCACGGTATCTACGCGCTCAGGGCCGGCATCACCGTACTCAACTGTCACCTGCGTCTTTCCATCGGGCCGAAGGTAGCTGAGAGTGCCGTCTTTCCTGACTGAGGCTAGGCGCTCGGCCAACTTATGAGCGAGCGTAATCGGAAGCGGCATTAGCTCGGGCGTCTCGTTGCTAGCATAGCCGAAAGCCATCCCCTGGTCGCCTGCACCGAACCGATCTGCGACGTCGGCCGCCAGCGGCTTGTTGACGGTTTGGCTGATGTCATCCGACTGCCTGTCAATAGCCACGACTACTGCGCATGTATCGCCGTCGAACCCGCCGCGCCCGCCGACGTAACCTGTATTTTTGATGGTTGCCCGGGCGACGCTCGGTATGTCTGCCTGGGCGCGGGTCGTGATCTCCCCCATTACCAACACAAGCCCGGTGGTCGCGCAGACTTCGCATGCCACGCGGGCGTTGGGGTCATCGGCAATAATGCTGTCCAATACCGCATCGGCTATCTGGTCACAGATTTTGTCGGGATGCCCCTCCGTAACCGATTCGGACGTAAACAATCTCCGCACTGCATTCACCACATCTTCAGGTAGTTTCGGGGCTTGGGCGGGGCGGGAAGGAAGCGACCCGCCCCGGCGGCTTGTTGTGATG